CCGGGCCTCCCAGAACCAGTGCTGGGTCGTGGCGCTAACGCTCCCCGTCAGGGGCGTGATGAACACATGCAGGCCCTGGCACTCTTGGTCCCACACCAGCTTGGGCATGTATTGCGACAGGTCCACATCGCGCAACGTCTCTGCAATGGTGTCGCGCGTAAGCTCAATCGGGGGCTGCGAGCGGCCATCAACAGTAGGGCTCATGACCCACACGCCGCCACGGCTGCCAAAGAAGTACATCAGGCCCTCTGGGCTCAAGGCCCAAGAGTCGCCAAACGCCATCCCCGTGACATCCGTGAAGTAGTCAATCTGGCCGATCTCGCTCAGATCGCCACGGTACTGCGTGATGCTGTGATCGCCGCCAACAAGCAGGACATCGTCGTAGAACGGAGCCAGCGCGTTGACCACGTCCGGGTTGCGGGCTGTGTCTTGGTTTGCCCCGCCAAACGCCTTGGTCAGGCGATCCACCTTAGGGAAGAAATCCCAGTCGTATGGGTCGCCCACGGCGCTGGCGAAGATGGTGTTGGGCTCGCGGTCACTACGAGCTAGGACCATGCGGCCACGGTAGAAGGCAGCCAGTCGGCAGCCCTCAGGGATCTCGCCTGCCGTGTCGGCCTCCCAAGGCTCAAGGACGCCGCCATCCTTGATGGGGTCGTAGACCTTGTAGAGGCCATTGTCCACGAAGAACATCTGCCCATACGCCGCAACGGCCTTAGTGAAGGCGGAGCCGCTAGTGCGCGCGACGGACCCGATGCTCGTCCACGACGCCCCATTGCGCTTGTAGGCGTTTGATCCAGCGACGGCGAACGTCAGGACGTTACGCACGTCTTGGTTAGTCGTGGTGCGCGAGATCAGCGCGATTCGGTGGCGCGTGTTGAGTTCGGAGTAGACCGTGCCGTCAGCCTTGACGTTGTCATTGGCAATCCACAGGTACTCCGGCCCGTCGATGCTGGTGACGGGATAGACGTGTTCAAGCTCGGGCTTGACCGCAATAGCCCGCGCGGCGTAATCCGTGGCTCCGACCACGCCAGCGTTCAGGTCATATCGCCAGTTGGTCCCATAGCCGCTAATCCCGGTGACTCGCGTGTTGATGACGTCAGTGGTCACATCGCTTTGGGCCTTGCGGCTCAAGCGATAGATATGGTTGTCCTTGGTCCCGCCGCTAAGGTTTCCACGGCTGGGCACGTAGGCGTTGCCGTCTGCGTCTACAGCAATGCGGATCGGGATGTCGTCCGGGTCAGCAGCCCCAGCTTGGTAGTCCCCGCCGAAACACCACGCGCTGTTGTCCGGGTCGGCAGACTTGATGCCATCAGAGCCGGGGAACTGCTGGAAGATCACCTTGAAGCGCGAAGGCTCCGACGAGGTGATGTCCATAAGCGGAGTGCTATAGAAGTCCAGGGCGTAGATACGCAGGACTCGCACGTCGGTCACGCCCTTGGGGGCAAAGATCGCGTACCCCGGCTCAGTCAGGGCTGAGAAGGATCCAGTCCCCTGGACGGCGGCCATGATCTTCTCTTGGAACCCACCCGCCGAGGCATCATCAAACGTGGCGTCCAGATCCGCCCCGATATTGACCTGTGTGCCCGTAGCTCCACTGGCAACGAACGTGATCGTATTGGTCGTGGTGCCGTCGCTGAACGCCAGCGTGTCTGAGGCTTGCGGGTTTTCGTAGAAGTGAATCTCCGCGAACCCGTAGCGACGGATCCGTGCAAACGGCCCAACGTCTACGATCTTCCGGCCAATGACGCCGAAGTCGTAATCCGTGCTGCCCGTAATCGGGTTGCCGCCGGAAGTTGGATAGCCCAGATCCTTGGGGCCATAGGTGTAGATCAGGCCCTCAGTCTCATCGACGCCAACCGCGTAGCCCATGCCAGCGCCAGCGTATGCCCAGAGGTGCTGGTTGTTGATAAGACTGACTTTGGCCGTGATCCCCTGGGTTGAAGACAGCGCGTCTACAATGCGCTGCCCGGTGACGACGTCCGATACGGTCGTGCCGCTACCGCCAGTCGGGGCGTTGGAGGTGTACTGGTTGCCAGACACCGTGCCTGCTCCGCCAGAAGTGTTGAGGACGCTAGACTGCACTCCCCACTTCCACGCCATGTAGGCTTCGACCTTCTCGACCTCATCGAAGAAGCCGCCAGATCCGCGCGTGCCGTAAGAGGCATCGTGGGGACTGCTCGGCAAGCTGCTGTCCCCGAAGTAGGTGATGGCCTCGCACACCCAGCCGTCAAAGCTGGAGATTCCGCCAAGGGCCCCAGAGTTGGCAAAGTCACCCGTTGCTCCACCAGGGTAGCCGCCCCAGACCTTTCCGCCGAGGCAGTCCCTTGCGGGGGTGCGCTTGAAGTTCTCAGGCTTGAACAAGCCGTAGTTCGCACCAGACCCAGTCAAGTCCTCGTTGCTATTGACTCGGATACGGATGCGGTACTCCGATGAGCCCGAGTCGTATTCGCAGATCAGGCTAATCAGGAAAACGTTTTCTAGCTCCGCGCCGCTAATGGTTGGCGCGTGAACCTCAATCGCGCGCGTATCAGTTCCGCTGGACTCCTGAAGGACCGGCAGATCGTCAACATCGTCAATGTCCGTATCGGTAGCCGTACCGATGGGAGCGAACGGGACTCGCCAGTAGGGCGTATACAGCGCCACAACGCCAGTGGATTGCTGGACGTTTGCATTCCACTGCGCTGTGTAGTTCTGGTTCACAACGTTGCTAAGAACGCCATACTCCGAAAAGTACGGGTACTCTGCTTCGTCAGGATGGCCCGAGCTTGAGTTGCCCCAGCCATGCGCGTGGATGGTTAGGGCGATGTAGTTCGGAAAGGGCACATTGGACCAGCTACCCGAGTTCGCCATGTTGAGCAGCCACAGAGCCATAGGCTCAGTGGTGCGCGTACGAACGAGCATCGTCGTGGCCCAAGTGTGCGTCAGCACCTGCGGATACAGTCCGCCACTGCGGGACAGCGAATCACTGGTGTTGACCTTATCGCGGTGCCATTCTCCAATCCCCGCAAGCGCCGGGAGGGCTCCGCTGCCCTTCTCAAGATATGGCTGAGTTCCACTGTTTACCGACCCTACAGTGGGGTCGAACTTATAGGCCGGGAAGATGACCAAGCCATTAGGGTCATACTTCGGAAGCTGGCCGTTACTGTGGACGGGGATCGCGTGGCCGCGAGATGTTTGGTCTGTGTACTCCGTCGCAAGCCCGGACGCTACCCGATATGCCTCGCGTTGGTCGAACATGCCGACCTGCGTTCCGGGGGCTGCGGCTGCTTCACTGCGAGCGTCAATCCAGCAGTGCAGCCTCTCTTCCCAGTTATTCAGGTCCAGCGGGGTCCAGTCAACCTCTCCTGAGCCCACACCATCAGTCAGGTCCCTGTCGCTGCGAGCATCAGATGGTGCCGTGGCGTACACAAGGCCGCCCTTGCTAATCGCAATCTGACGGACAGGGTAAGTCAGGTCGTATGTGGTCGAGACCGTGGGCTGGGTGCCGTCCAGGCCAGTGATCGCATAGACGAAAGCCTCCTCGTCGGATGACTTGTTGACCGCAACGAAGAGGGTCCCTGCCCGGTACAGAATGTCCGCAAACTCACCATCGTCAGTCTCAAAGACCCAAGCGATGCTTGCGGCGTCATCGTCCTCCGCGACTTCCAGCTTGATGATGCGGCCCTGTTGCCCTTGGGGGCCAATGAGCGCGAGGTAGATGTTGCCATCAGCGTCGATTGCGAACCGCTCTAGCGCAGTGAACGTGCCAAGCGGCACCGCCTCCGACCACAACAGAACGCCATCAGCGTTGCGCTTCTCAATGACCGCGTCTTGCGTCAGCCAGTACGAGTTGCCGCCCTCATCGACCAGAACGTCCAGCGTGGACGAATCCGTCTCGTTAGCGCCTGCCCAGTCCTCCGAACGCCCAGCGATGTAGTTGAACGCGGGACGGTCGTAGACCAGCGAGCTAACGCTACGCACCGCGTTGGACCCGTTGGGCTGCGCGGCATTGAGCTTTGCCAGCCCAGGCCGCTGCCCACCCTGCATACGCTCCGTGCCCGCAGCGTAGTTGCGGACATTCTTCGCATCCGATGTCGTAAGCTCGGGCTGGTCGCCCTGCGCGTTGTTATCGACGCGGCCCTTGAACGGCCATTGGATGCGCTTGCGTGCCATCTCAGGGGTTCGTCACTTGGACGTGGAACCGGGTATCCCAGTGCTGAGGGCCAGACTCGGCAGCGCCGTTCTGGAGTTTGCCGATGGTCGGCTGCATACGCCCGTCACGGGCGCAAGCATCAACCCACATCTTGCTCTGCTCAATCCGCGACAGGCGGTCGTAGCCCAGCATCCCTGACTCGGCACCCTTGTCGTATTCCTCGAAGGCTCGCACACACTCGGTGCAGGACCACAGGAACAAGGGCTCCAGCCAGTTCGGGATGCTGACGTAGTCCGTACTCTTCTTCACCTCGGTCCAGTCGGCGTGGTAGTGGAGGATGAAGAAGTCCGTCTCGTTCGATGTCGGCGTCGGGTAAAGCTCCAGACGCAGGATCGGAGCGCCACCGCCAGCAATCGGCGTGTGGGCCGTTGCACCCCAATACTTCAGCGGAGACACGGTCCCCGTACTCCGAAGCTCTTGGAGGTTGTCGATTGACGTGAACTCGAACTGGACGGTCAGACCGTTCGTCGGGTGCAGCGAGACGATGTCCCGCATATTCGGGAGCGCAATCCAAGACTGGTTGCTAACCAGCCCCAGATTGGCAACCGCCCCCTCCAGCCACTTCCAAGGTCGTGCGTTCACCAGCCACTGGCCGGTGTGGTTCACGATGTTGACAGTGGTGTAGGGAGACGCAGACGACCCCCCAAGGGCGGCCTCAAGATAGGTCTCGACTTCGCTTACTTGGAGGGCCATCTAAGATCAGAATTCAGTGTACTCGTCGCCGTCCCAGCCGAAGCCGTTGAACAGAACGTCGGTCTTGGAAGCCGTCACAGCGTTGCCGCCAGTCGGCGTGAATCCAGTAAGGACCCAAGCCAAGTAACGGAAACCCTGAGAAGCAAGGGCCCCACTCGTTGATTTGGCCTCAGCGGGCGCAAGCAACGCAGTGGTGGTACTCAGGGTCAGGCCGTCGCCAGCCGCGACAGCATCCGTTCCGCTGACCTTGGCCTTCACGGCACCCTGAATGCGGACTTTGACGTTGTCGCCAGCGGAACCGCCCTCAAGGGCCACGCCGCAGACGTAGCTGCTGCGAGGTAGTTCCCCTGCCGCAAGAACAATCCCGCGCAGAGTGGTTCGTCCGCTAGTCGTATCGAAGTACACGTTGGCGTTCTGGGGCTTGAATACCACGATTGCGCCCTCGTACACCGTGCCATCAGCAAGCACGTTGACATCGAACGCAGGGATCTCCAGGCCGTCGCCGCCTTGTTGCGCGAAGAACATTCTTACTCCTATGTGTGGGTGAGGCAGCCCCCCGGCCTAAGCCGAGGGGCCACCGTTAGGATCAGGCGTGGACCGTTCCGAAGCCGTTGAGGCCGTCGAACAGGACCTTGATGAGGCCAGTGCCGGAGCCCAGGGCCTCAAGAGCGTAACCAACCACCTTCGAGCCAGCAGTCGTGGCGACATTGACATTGGCAGCAGTGGGGTCAGCCTCGACGCCGTTGCCCACAGCAATCGCTGCCGTGCCGTCAGCAGACACGTCAATCACGCCCTGAATGGCAAAGCGCCCAAGGGCACCCGAAGCCACATCCTCCATAGCCACCACGAAGACGCCGAACTCGTTGTCGTCAATCGAAGCGTTGCCGGAGGCAGGAGCTTGAGTAGTGGTGAACTTGTAGGTAGCCGTGTCCACAGTCGGGGCCACGGCGACAAGATCACCTTTGCTAATCGCCGCATGGGCGGTCAGCGTCATTTCAATGGTTTGAAGAGCCAGGCCGACGCCGGGGTCTTGCTGTCCGTAAACAGTAGCCATATCAGAACCTCCTAGTCAGATCAGGCAACGGGAGAGATGATGCCCAGCTTACGCCGCTCGGTGCAGACAAGCTGGTGCCAAGTGTCAACCCACATGACGTGGCTGAACGGCTGGTTCGGGTGAGGCTGAGGCTGCTTCCGCGAGAAGTAACGCTCGTCGTGGAAGACCTTGCAGAGGACATCCGTGTCGATCCAGTAGTAGCGAGGAGCCTTGACCGTAGCGGCAGCCTCGGTAGCGAGACCAGTACCGTACAGGCCAGCGGTGTCCAGCTTGCTGGCGTAGATCACCGGGATACCGGCGTAGAGCGGGTTCAGGTAGGCCGGATCCTGACGGCTGCTGGCGACCAGTTGGTCGTTGAGCAGACGCAGGGACGACATGAACGCGCGGCGGCCAGCCTTACTCGTCGCGATGAAGTTCGGGCTGTTGAGCGACTCGCTCTGGCCCTCGTACATCGGCAGCGGGTTGTACTGGACGAGGTGCATCATCTCGTCGAAAGCACTGAACAGGACGTTGGCTTTCGCCTCGGTGTCCGGGTACGTCTCGGAACCAGAGGTCAGGTCGATGCCAGCGTCGGAGGCGTCGTAGGTCGCCACTTGGTTGGACCAGTTGGCGCTGGGGTCAATGCCCTCAAGCGTCGTGGTCCAGTCGCCACCCGAAATCTGCGGATCTTGGCCGTTGTCGTTCTCGGTGATGAAGCAGGGGATCGAGAAGGGAACCGAACCAGCGGTGCCCTCCATCGACTCCACAGGAGCCGCGAACAGGTGGTCCTCCATGTGCTTGATGATGGAGGTCGCAAGGCGCTGCTCCTTCACCGCGTACAGGTCGCGGATCCGGCGGTAACGAGCCTCACGGGTCATCGAGGTGTTGACCTGGAGGCCGATCTCGTGATCGGTCCAAGCCATGTGGTCGGCGGTGAAGCGCCAGTCAGCCACACCCTCGTCAACGATCTGCGGGTTGCTGATCGAGAGGGTGGGGTTCGGGCCGCCGTAATCGACCGCAGTGTTGACCTCGTCAAAGAAGGTCTGGAAGCGCATCCGCTCCCCGCCCTTGATGATCTTGGCCGTGCCGGAAGCCTTCAGGAACTTGCCCAGAAGAGGAGACCGCTCGGTAGCTTGGTTGATGAGCTTGTCCGGCGAGTCGAAGTAAGTGTCGTCAGTGGTTGCCGCGAAGTCGGCGAAAACGTCAGTCCATCCCATTGGAGAACTCCTTGGTTATGGTCAACTCAGCCCGTACTTCTCTTCCAGCGCCTTGAAGCTCTCGTACCCGTTGTCGTAGTCCGACGCGGGTTGAGCAGCCACCTTGCGGTTGGAGGAGCGAGTTTGACTGGCCGACCGTTTACGAGAAACAGTAGACCGCCTCTCCTTCTCAGCGTCCCGAGGGTTGCCAAGGACAAGGCGTGCGGCGTCCGCGATCAGGTCATCGACAGACTGGTATTCCGCAGTGTTCAGAGAACGCACCTTAGCCGTGACAGCCTCACGCTGGTCCGGTTCGGCAAGCTGGGGGTACTTACCCTCCAGCCCACGGAAACTCTCCCTTACGAGGAGGTTTTCCACGGCACCCTGAAGCATCTGGTTTTGCTGCGCCAGGGTGTCGAAGACCGCCCGCATAGGGGCGACCATAGCCTCTGCGTCATCGCTCCCGAAGGTGTCCTTCAAGGGTGCGGTCATCTGATCCCAGTCAAGCGCGCCGGTCACAACAGGCTGGGCCTGCTGCGTGGTATCCGGTTCGCTCGCTGCATCAGAGCCGTCCTCTCCGGGTTCGGCACGGTTAGCAGACAGCTTCTTATCCACCTCCGACTGGATCTTTGCCAGCTCCAGACCCCACTCAACGAGGTCTGAATCCGACATAGAGTCCATCACGGACTGTGGAGTTTTGGCGCGACGAAGGGCTCGGACGGCAGCCTCGCGGTCGGCAGCAGGCACTTCGTCCTCTACGGCTGAAGGCTCATCAGCCGGGTCAGACTCTTGCTCCCCAGCTTCGCGTTCCTCGCCTTCCGCTTCGTCTACCGGCGAATCCTTCGCCGCATACTTATCGTCGTCCTTCAGCCCAAGGCCACGACTGGCCTCCAAGGCAGCAAAGGCCGCAAGACCCGCATCCTCTGCGGGCTCGGCAGAAGCGTTCGCCCCTGCGGGTTCCGAGGGAGCCTCGACCTCGGATTCAATCTCAACGGGTTCGTCAGTCACTTCGTTCTACTCCTGGCGGCCTTGGTGGCTCGCCTAGCTGCTGGGGTGTTCGGCACGTGTTGCTTTCCAGCGCGTGTGCCAGCGCGCTTCTTTTTGTTCGTTGCCTGGATCTCGTTGTACGAGAGGGCGCGCAGCGCAGACTCGGGCATGTAACGCTCGCCAGTCTCCTCAGACGGCTTCCCAGAAGCGGTGCGCCACTTCTGCTTCGTCCACGCCTCAAGCGAACGCTGCGACTTGGCCCTCACTTGTACCCGCCTCCAGCCTTCTTGTACTCACGCGCCAGAGCCTGCGCCTTACGCGCCGACCACTGACCGGGCTTCCCGTACTTGTCCGAAGCCATCAGGCGCTCGAAGATCCGCTTACGCAGAGTCGGCTTGGTGTAGTTGCCCGCCTCGTTGACGCGGCTCTTGCGCTCCTTCGGCATCACCACTTCACCTTGTGCGACCAATACTTCGCAGAGAGCTTGCTCGACGGCTTGCCCTGCGCGTCGTGACGCGCGTAGTACGAACGCTTGCGGGCCTTCTCAGAAGCGGTCTGCGGATTCTTACCGGCTCCGCGCACGCCCTGCTGACCGAACCTGACAAGGCGCACAGTTTCGCCCTCCTTAGCCAGGACCGCGTGAGACTTGGTCTTGTGCCCAGGAGTTTTCTTGGGCTTGTTGTACCCGGCGAATCGCTCGCCTCGATACTCAATCGCCATACGCCTATTCTCCCAAATCAGTTGTCCAAGGACCAGTCCGTAGTCGAGCCCTCTTTCGCGTTGTTCCGCGCGATGAACTCGCGGGCCTCGCGCTTGTTGTTGAAGGCTGCCCAGCCCTCCTTGGTGTGGTGTTTCACATCCGGGTGCCAGCGGTGAACTTGGCGCGAAACAAAGCCGTTGTCGATTTTGGTAGACACTTGAGAAAGAATCCGACGAAGGCGGCGGCCATTTTCGTTGCGAATCGCGCCAATATCGTCAGCCTCATCTGCGTGGAGATAAATCTCAACAACTTCGTCGTTCGACTCGTCAATGTACTCGTACAGCGGCATCAGATGCCTCCCATGATGTTGCCTTGGTTCTGAGCGTTACCGGCCATCCGGCCCGCTAGGGGGTTAGCCTGCCCCGCGTTCGCGGGCGCTGGCGATTGGGTCTGGAGCGCCTGCTGCTGCTGCATCTGCATGGCTCGCTCCTGCGCCTGGATCAGCGCCTGCTCGGTAATCATCACGCCCATGTCGTCGATGTTGAGAGCGTTGGCGGCCTTGCGGAGCATCTTGTCGATGACAGGAGCCAGCGTGGGGGCCTGGAGGCCCACCCCGGCAAGCTGCACATACATCTGCATGAACTCCATCACGCGGCGCTGGTAGAGGCCCTCGTTGGCCCGCTCCATGCTGAACGCCTCGATCTCGAACTCATACGCCTCGAAGGGCACATCGTCCGCAGGGGGGCGATACCAGACCTGACCAGCCGACTGGCCCAGCATCCGCGCCACCTCCTCGGTGACGGGATAGCGGCTCCGCTGGTCCTCGCGCATGTACCACGCGACCCGCGCCAGGATGTCCGTAACGCCACGGTAAAACTGCCGACGCACGAACTCCGTCCGAATGTTGCTGGCGCTATCGGCAATGCTGATCTCGGTCGCGGTCCCCGCGCCGCTGACATTGCCCCGGTGAACGTCCGTGATCCCGCTGACGCGCTCCAGACGCTGGCGCTCGGCCTGCATGTAGAGCATCAGTTCCGAGTGGGGTCCCCCGACCTCAAACGGCACCACCGCCTCCCGCATCGAGAGGTTGCCCGTCTGGAGCATGAAGACGCCCTGGTCCTCGAAGTTCTTGATCTGATCCGCGACCTCGGGCTCGGTGGCATTCACAGCCACGCCCTTCTTCGCTTTGCGCGCACCCTCGATGAACGCATTGGTGAAGTCGTTGAGGCTCTGGATCTGATCCTCGACCGCCGCCAGCGGCGACAGCCAGTAGGTGTCATTCGGCACCGGGTAGACACCCCAGATCACATACGGCCCCTCGCGGGGCCCGAACCACGGCTGCGGGTCACGCAGGAAGATGCCGTCCGTCGTGCCGTCCTTGTGCGCTTGCGCGCCCAGCGTGTACAGCGTGCCGTTGAAACCCTCGCGCTCGCTGACATCGTCATCGGCAACCTGCTCAGGAACCCACACTTCGTAGATCCGAAGCTCGTCGCGGTCCACGTACTCAAGGTGCCCGTCCTCGTACACCGCCGCTGACGCGGCCTCAATCGCTTCGGGACGCCAGCCAAGCTCGGGGTCCTTCCTGGCCTCCTCAAGCAAGTCGTCGCGGTCCCGCGTGTAGCAGTGGCCGTAGTAGCGAACCGCGTCACGACGGGTAGCAAGCGGGTCCCAGAAGACCGTCGTGGGGTCTAGCACCATCACACGCGGACGCATCACGTCCTCGTCCTCAGTCAGGCCCTCGCGGGCCGACTCGGGCACATACCCCGGATACGGCTCTTGGTACACGTAAGCCACGCCGTGAGCAAAGAACCCGTCCGTCGCGTAGTCCGTCATCAGGCGGTCGAACTTGCAGTCCTTCACCCAACGGTTCATCGCGTGGCTCAATGCTTCCGTGTCCGGCATCTCACCCATCGACGCCATCGCTGAGTCGTCCCTGCTGGTAACGCGCACCTTCGGGTTGTTCAGCACCAGACGCGGCAGCATGAGACTCACGTATTCGTGGTAGTGATTCTCCAGCGTCGATCCATGCGTAAGCGACCCCGGCGCTTTGTATGCCTTGCCGTGGCTCCGCTGCACCATCTTCTTGAAGTGGCGCAAGTGCTGGTCACGCTCCTCTTCAGCCGCTTTGATCTCCCCGTACAGGGACTTCTCATCGTCCTTCAGCATGTCATCCCTCTCGGGCTCGCATTAGTCGCAGGTACTCCGGGTCCCTCGTAAGCACATGCTCAGGACGCCGAGGCTCGAAAACTGTAGCAGTCGGAGGAGACAGATCCTTCTGATAAACCGCCCACAGCAGGTACAGCATCGCGTCGATGCCGTGATCGTTCACTTTGATCGGCACGTCCAGGGCGGGGCCCTCGCCCCCGACCATCTCGTACCGGCGGCTCTCGCGCGGCGGAGCCCACATGTAGCTCGGGAACTCCTCAACCGTGCAAGCCGGTTTGCTCTTCAAGAACTCGTCACGCTCATGCCGACGAGCGCCAGCCAAGAACATCAGCCGACCATTGCTCATCTCAGTGTGAGCGTGCATCACCATCGCGTACTTCGTACGGCCAGCCTGCGTGGTCTTCTTGTCCGCAGTCGTAAGCAAGGGACGACCATCCGCCGCCCGCAGGCGACGGTTCACCATCGCAATCCCAGCAGCGTTCTCAGGGTCCGTCACGCAGCGCCAGAAGCCCCACTTGTCGTGCAACTCCGCAATCGTGTCGGTCCACCAGCCGTCGTCCTGCTTCGTCCGGTAGACCTCCTCCACCAGCCAAGCACGGCCCCAGTCGTCGAAGCCCCACACACTCACCACGCCCGGTGACGTGTAGCCCCAGTCCTGGCCCGCAGCCAGCCAGTTGAGACGCACGGGGTCCCCCGCATCCGGTACGACCCACCAGTACCCGTCATTGCGCCGCTCGCACTCGCCAGACACCACGTACTTATCGGGCTCCCAGCAGTCGAAGACTTGGCCCTCGACCATGCACCACTCGCCCAGGAACAAGCGCCGGTACAGGGTCCCGCTAGTACCCGCCTTCAGGTTCTCAGAGAACTCCAGGCCGCGCTCAGTCCAGTCGTTCGCTTCCAGATCCCAGTAGGCCGGGTTGTCCTTGTACGTCGCTTGGCGGCGCAGGAACCCCGGCTGGGGCTGGGCAATGAACTTCTGGTGCAGCCAGTGGAACGGGCTCTCAGGGTTGCACTCCACCACCATCGTGTGGAACGGCGCACCCTTCGGCCAACGCAGCGCCCGGAAGAAACGCTCAAACGTGTCCTCGCTGATCTGGGTTCCCTCGACCAGCAACACCGCATTCCACTCCGTCGAGTAGTGCTTCTGAGGGTCGTCCAGACCACCCAGCACAATCTCGCTCGCACCGATCTTGTAACTCTGACGGTGCATCTTGCTCCCGCGCCCAGGGCTCAACCCATACGCAGGCAGCACTTGCTCCTCAAACGTCGTCTGCCACGACTCACGCAAGCTCCGCAGCGTCTGACGCGCAACCAAGAACCTGCTACCCGGGTAATCCAAGCACCAGCGAACCAACGTCGCTCCAGTGCCCACGCTCTTACCCGTGCCAGCACTGCTATCCAGCAAAATCGCTCGGGTGGGGTCCCCCCCACTCCGGTGAAACGGAAGCCAACGCAGGTCCCTCATCGGGCCGCGAAGCTCCAGCGGAACTCCCTGGACCGCTACGGGGTCCAATTCTTCCGCTCCCAGGACAAGCTCCGCTGCTGCATACCCTCCAGCGCACGCAGAGCCTCCACAAGAGCCTCATGGTGGCCGTACATGATCAGGAACTCGTCACTGTCCGGCGCGTCCTCTGACAGCACCTCCAGAGCCCTGAACGCTTCCTGCTCCAACCCATACAGCGCGTCTATCCCCTGCTGAATACCGTCACTTCGACTCACCATCCAAGCCTCCTTGCAGTCGGTCCGCAACCTCATGCAAGCCTGCCGTTCTCAGCGCAGCCAAGCAAGCACCAAGCACGTCCTCAGGCTTACGGCTCGCCTCCATCGAAGCCAACTCCTGCTCCTTGTCAAACGCATCCGGGTTCTCACCGTCGTGCCACTGCGCCAATTGCAACGCCACCTTCGCGTCCATCGAACCGTCCAAGATCGTTCGACGCAGCAAATCCTCCATGATGTCAGGGTTCTCCCTTACCGTGCGGCGGAAGCGCGTGCGGAAGGAGATCGCGCCTTTTGGTTTTCCTCTTGGGTTCCCGCTATAGCCCGGCAGGTAGCGCCCGGATGTATCCCGGGCGGGCGTATACCCCTCCCCCTCCCCCCCCTGCGAAGGCGCACCCGCATCCCGCGCCTGCTCGTTCTGCCCATCATCCTGGGACGCTTGCCCGTTCTGCTCGTTCTCCATGCGTTCTAGCCCCTCCTGGGCGCGTGCCTTGCCCGATTCGCGGCGACATAAGTGACATTATGCGACACGGTCGGGCGGCAAGGGGAAACTACGGGTTCGCCAGCCTAGGTGCAAGCGACTTGCCGGATCGGGTGCGCTGAGCCGCGCTCGCCGAATCCTGCGCGCTAGTATGCCCCCTGAAACCCACGCCCCCACTCCCCTGGACTGGC